CCCGAAGCAGTGGGCTACGCCGTGGCCGTCTCCTTCACAGTGGCCCGCTCTGACTCCGCACTGGCCGCAGGCATCGAGCAGGCCGTGCGCCGTGCCGTGGACCAGTATGTGGTCTGGCAGCGGGCCAAGCTGGGGCGGGACATCAACCCCCTCAAGCTGGCCAGCCTCATGGAGCAGGCCGGGGCCAAGCTGGTGGACGTGGCCTACCCGGCCTTCACACGCCTGGAGCCCCGGCAGGTGGCCCAGGAATCCTCGGTCTCGGTGATTTTCGCGGGAGTCGAGGATGACTAGCGCCCTGGACGATCTGAGGCTTCTGGACCTGGTTCCGGCCCCGGTGAGCCAGGACCCGGTGTTCATGGCCGCAGCCGAGGCCGCCGATTCCGAGCTGCGCACGGCCACGGGAAACGTGCCGCGCACGCTCATTTATCCGGCCCTGGATGCCCTGCCGGACGCGGCGCTTGATCTGGTGGCCTGGGGATTTCACATCGAGGGGTACGACCTGCTCACCACCCGCGCCGAGCGCCTGCAGGTGGTGCGCAACTTCTTCGATTACCACCGCTTCAAGGGCACGCGGCGCGGCTTCGAGCTGTATTTCTCCACCTTCCTGAAGCGCGGCCTGCTGGCCGCTTCGCCGCCCCACAAGAGCTTCCTGGGGGCCTCGCTCACCAGCGAGGAACGCGCCGCCTTCGAGGCCCCGCACCCGGAGGTTCGCGTCTATCCCTTCCGGCACGCCGGGACCAAGCAGGCTTCCTACCCCGGCGACTTCCTGGGCGCGTTCTGGCCGGGTCGCTCGGACGCGCTGCTGCGCATCGGGGACCGGGTCTGCCTGTTCGATCCGCTCACCGGCCAGGAGACCGCCCTGGACAGCCTGGAGACCACTCGGGACACCGTGCAGGCCATGGCCGTGGTGAAGACCCCTGTGCGTCTGCCTGGACAAGCGGGCCGGACGGGCCAGACGGGCAGTGCGCTCTGCTGCGGTCGCTCCCTGGCAGGCTTCACAGTGAACCTGGGCGCGGCGCAGCGTCTCTACGAGCTGGACCTCTCGGTGGGCTACACCGACGAAATCGAGCGCCGCCGTCCGCTCTCCACACGCCCTGGCCTGGAGCCCATCCGCCTGGGTTCGGACACCACGGCCACGCCCGGCACGGCCTGCGCCTTTGCGCTGTTTCCCGGCAACCGCTGGACGGACGTCTACCCGGAGCGCGGCGGGCGCGTCCTGGCCAGGGTGTTCCCGGTAGCGTCCGGGGCCGGTGACCGCATCTACCGCAGCACCAAGCTGTTCGATCCCTCCCGCGTGGTGTTCCCCCGCAGCGCCTCCGGCACCTTCGCCGGGGCGTTCCGGCTGGGGCAGCTCCCGCCGCACACGGCGGAGATCGCCGTGGACATGGTCCGCCCGGCTCCTGCCAGGGCCATGTTCTGCGGCGGGTTTCCCGGCGTCCACGCCTGCTCGCAGGGGGCCGGGGAGTGGGTGGCGCTCATGCTCCGCGTTGGCCGCATGGCCGCGCGGTTTTCGGACAAGGTCCTCGTCTCCATCACCAACCGCAAGCCCGTGCGGGCCAGCTCCGGCATCCACGCCGGGGACGTCCGCGCCGGTGAATACCGTCTGGAGGTCTACTCATGATCCGATCCGTGCTTCACCGCGACCGTCAGGAGGTCCAGGCCACCGACCTGAACAACACTCAGGCATTCGTGGACGCCACATTCCAGGCCCTGATCCTGGACAGCGTCACCGGCGAGCGGATGTTCTCCGGCCTCCAGGTGACCCTGAAGTCGGCCACCGAACTGGAGATCGCGCCGGGCCGCCTGTGGGCCGGAGACCTGGGCAAGATCTACCAGAAGGCTGCCGCCGAGGTGCTCTCGGTGTTTTCCTACCTGCCGGTGCAGGACCAGAAATACCTGTGCCTCTCCGTGCTCGGGCAGGAGCAGGACGTGGACGTGCAGCCGCGCGATTTCCTGATCGACCTGCAATCCGGCCAGACCGAGCCGCGCGCCGTGGCCATGGAGACGGCCAGGGTGGTGGCCGTGCAGGTAACGCCGGGCCTTGAGTCCGCCGCTCCCCAGAAGCCCGAGGCCCCCACCGGCTACAACACCATCGCCATGGTGCTGGTGAACGCCTCGGGCATCGTGTCAATCGAGCTTGCCGAGAACAAGCGGCTCATGCGCCTGTTCGAGGTCTGGCAGGGCATGAAGGCCAACACCGTCTGGATCACGGCAGCCTCCCAAAAGCTCTCCAGCCTCATGTCCGACGTGGCCAACCTGGCCGCGCAGATCGGGCGCATGGGCACCGCCGGGCTGGTGATCAATCTGGCCGCCGAGGTGGCCCTTTTGCGCGACAAACTCTCCCTGCCCGCCGTCTATTCCGAGTACGACGCGGACAACCTGCTTTCCGCCGTCAAATCCGACACCGCAAATCCGGAGTATCACGCCCTGGTGATGATGGGCGCCCGCTTCCCCTGGGCTGGCGAGACCGAGCAGCAGATGGACCTGTTCAACCCCTACGAAACCGCCGCGCGCAACTTCTCCGGGTTCCTGCTGCCCGCGCACGACGTGGTGGCGCGCACCAAGACCACGGGCCTGGGCGGGGAGCTGCTCCTGTCGCAGTACCAGTACCAGACGCTCACCAGCAGGCAGCTGACCCGCACCCGTCGCAGGACAGAGTATTCGCCCACCTGGCGCTGGTGCACCAACGGGGCGAACTGGGGCAACCAGGACCAGGGAAGCGTGGTGGAGGAGGTCTTCGAGGGCGTGGTTCCCGCCGGAGTGGCCCTGGGCGATTCCAAGTACCGCGAGGACCGGTTCGTCCAGGACAACGGCGGCCCCTCGCACTACGTCTACGATTCCCGCGACGTCTGGGTTCACACCTGGCTGGAGACCTACTGGGTGGTGGACAGCATCGAGAACACCATCTCCGGCTCGGTCAACGCCCAGACCATCCTCAACTCCCAGAACGGCTGGCTGCGCAGGATCGGCCTGACCTTCACCAGGAAGGCCGCCGACGGGGCCGTGCATATGATGCTCTGCGACACCGTCAACGGCCTGCCGAACCCTCACCGCACACTGGCGAACGTCTCCGTGGAGGCGGCGGACATCAAGGCGGACGGAACCACCGAGACCATCTTCGAGTTCCCGCAGCCCGTGTTCCTCTCGCCGGGAAAACGCTACGCCATCGTGCTGGTCACGGGCGGCGCGCACACCGTGGCCCTGGTGGAGGGCACCGAGTACTCGCAGGGGACGCTCTTCTACTCCACGGACGGCGAGTACTTCCAGGGCGACTTCACCAAGGACCTGATGATGACCCTCTACTATGCGCGCTTCCAGAACCCGCGCACGGTGGTGGACCTGAAACCCGTCTCCCTGGCGGAGGGCATCGCCGCCTTCGACATCCTGCACGAGGCCGTCATCCCGGACGCCACCAGCCTGAGCCTGGAATACCAGCCCAGCGGCACCGGCGAATGGGTGACCATCACCAGCGGCACCACGGACGGGCTGCTCGGCCTGCCCGCCATGTGCCGCCTGCGGGCCGTGTTCAACGGCAGCCAGGACATCATGCCTGGCCTGGGGCTCTCCGGCTCCAAGTTTCGGGCGGCCCGGCCCGGAACATCCTTCAAGCACATAAGCGCCCTGCGAACCCTGGGGGATGCTTCCGAGAACATCGACGTGATCCTGCGCCTGGAGAACTGGGACGCGGCCAAGCATGTCTGCGAGGTCAAGCTTCTCTCCGGCGGGAACACCTACACCGGCACGGTGGTGGACGAGGATCTGGGTGACGAGACCATCCGGCGCACCGTGTCCTTCACGCCGAACGCGCCCACGGGCGTCTCCTCGTACAAGATCCAGATCGAGGGCACGACCACCACGGCCCTCAAGTGCTTCCATGTGGCCCAGCGCATGGACGTGGCGAGGTAGGGGGAAACATGACGCTCGATCTGGAGAAATACACGCTGCGGGAGGGGGTGACCCCCCTCTCGGCAGAGGAGCTGAACCGGCGCTTCTACGCCATCGTGCGCCGTCTGCATGAGCTGGAGCAGCTCAAGATGGACTGGGTGGACTCCGTGACCCAGGTGCAGAACCACGGCCTGGAGCGCATCAACGATGCCGTGGCCCCGCTCCTGGAGGGCCTGCGCGCGGACATGGAAGCCGTCATCGCCCTGGGGCAGGCCGCCCAGGCGGAGCAGGCCGCAGCCGTGGACGCCATGCTGGCCGCCATGGAGACCAAGATCGCGGAGGTGGACATCCTTCTTGCCGGGCTGGGTACGCACCTGGACGGCGCGCTGGAGGTGGCCGGGCAGCTCACCAAGGAGACGGTGACGGTGGACGGGGTGAGCAAGGTGCGGCTCACGGTTCCGCCTCCTGCCGAAGTTCCTCCGCCCGATTCCGAGCAACTCGAATACCTGCTTTTCTGAGGTGACACATGGCCTACCCATCGAACCAAGTCATAAAGATTTCCGAGTCAATTTTGGGCGAGCCCATTCAGATATCCTCCACCGGCCCGGCTGGAACCGCCGGGACGCTTATCATGCTGGTCCCACCAGGGAAAAAGGGGCGGCTTGAGCTCTGGGCCTGGAACAACAGCTCCAACCCGGTGTTACTGTCGCTTCAGCTCGGCACTGTATCGGCGGCCAAAGAGCTTTCCGTCTGGATCCCGTCCAAAGGATCGGACCCGAAACCGGTGGTATTCTTCTGGCCCTACGAGGCCGGGGCGGAAATCCGGGGCTATGCAGGCGTGGCCAACGTGATCTGCGTGAGCGGCCCCTTCAACGAACGCACCCCGGCGGCGTAGCCATGAGGCCCATCTATCGCCCGTCGCCGCAGCCCTTTCCGGTCATGGAAACGTCGACCGTCACGGTTATATCTGCGTATTCCTTTGCCATTCCTGGGTGTGACCCATGGAGTTACATCGTTGGCAATGCCATCGGCCTTGAGCAATCCGGGGTGCTGCGCCCAGCCATCGTGCAGGACTGCCAGTACGACAGCGCGAACACTCGCACCGTGGTGACGGTATCCATCACGCTGAACGCCACGGCGGCATTGCGCGTATGGAAGTCGGTGGGCTCCGACAAATACTATATGATGGGAGGAGGCGATAAAGGGCTATGGGCGTTTGTCCCTGGTGGAATGGCCAGCGGAGCATCGCCAGTTGACGCTAGCCCCTCTATCCACGCAGGAAGGTTCAACAACCCGGCACACACGCTGTTGACGACCGGGTCGCCTACGTACAGCACAGATGTTGTCATCTTGGGCGGAAACCCCCTGAAGCTGGGATCAAACGCCGCGCTTGCCTTCGGCACTGGATGGCAGCAGTGGAACTACAAGCGTGGTATGCTGATGCGCATGCACTTGCACGTCCCAATTCTGACGGCTGGCGAGAATGTTGACCTGGCGTATGCGTACTACGTCGGGCAGAACTTGAACCAAATATATGTACTCCCCAACGGGGCTTTGGGCTTCTACAGTCAAAGCAATGGAATGGGGATGGTGTACGTCAACGTGACCACTCCGGCCGGGTACGTTGTTTCCGGAACCACAATTGACTTGTGTATTGAGCAGGATGTTTCCAGCCACAAGATCAGGCTTTGGATAGATGGGCAGTATAAAACGACGCTGACCTCGTCATACGACATTCAATACTTCTCAACTCCGTGGGCAGTCGGGCAGCATAGCGGATTGGCATTTGACCCACAGGCTGGGACTTTCTCGCACTCTGTCCCTGGAACTCCGCGCTATTTCTACGTCTCCGACTATTTGGTGCTGAACTACGCACCGATCCTGTCGGATAACGTCAACATCCCCCCAGTCAACAAGTTCTTCAGCTACCCCGGCCTCCGCGAGGCCGCGTAGGAGGCTTTTATGGTTTGCCTCATCCAAAATGGCATTATCATCTTCGGCCCTGCGCCCTGGAACCTTTCGGCCATCCTGGAACCCCTCATCATCGCCGGGTTCGACCTGCGCGAGGGCGTCCTTTTCCAACGCGAGGACACGAAGGATGGTCCGGTGTTCCACCCGATCTGCCCATTCCCGGATTCCGAGCCCCAGGGGCCTCTCATGCTGCCGGAGTTCACGATTCTGCCTGCGGTGGAACAGGACGAACCCGCGCCCGAGGGCAAGTCCCTGGCCGGGCGCTTTCCGGTGATCCTGGAAGATCGGGTGGAGATGCGTCCGATCTGGGCGGACCTTCCTCCGCCGCCCAGCCTGGAGGAGGTCAAGGCCTCCCGGCGCATCGAGGTGGACGCCGAGCGGGACCGACGCCTGCGCCTGGGGTTCGCGTTCGACCGCGACGGCCCCCACGTGCTTCAGACCCGTGGCGAGGATGACCGCCTGAACTGGCTGGGCGTGCTCTCGGGCTGCATGGCGTTAGTCATGGCCGGGCAGGGTGATGCGGTCCAGGAGATACGCACCGAGGCCAACGTGGTCGTCCCCATTCCTGCTGACGAGTGTTTGCAGGTGATGCTGGGCGCTTTGGCCCACCAGGGCGCTGTCATGAAAACATCCTGGTCGCACAAGGATGCCATCAACGCCATCACCGATGAGTCCGGTGGCAGGGAGGCCGTCCAGACCTACGACATCACCACCGGATGGCCGGAGTAGCGTCATGTGGACTAAGCTCAAACGCTACTTCTGGAACATCCTGATCTGGCTGGATCAAGGCATTTCGGTACTGACGGGCGGCGCACCGGACGAGACCGTCTCCAGTCGCGTGGGCAAGGCTGCCGCCTCCGGGAGCCGGATTGGCCAGGCGCTGGAATGGTGCCTGGACTCCGTGTTCGGGAAGGGACACTGCCGGGAGTCAATCGAGGCTGACGAAGGGGAGGAGAAATTGGCGCGCTGGTAGCTCCGACTTGACTTTTCTCGGCAAGCGGGCATGGACATAATCCATGCCCGCTTTACTTATTGACCCTCTTCGCCACCTGCGCGTGGATCTGCGCGTGGAGGTGTTCCTCGGGCAGGATGGGCTGGTGTATTTGCGTTTAGACAGTCGGCACACCAACGAGAACAAAAACGCGGCCCGGAAAGTGGCTGGAGAGCACGGCAGGATCCTGCGCATGCAGCTGGAGAACGGAGGCGTCAGCGTGCAATAATTGATCGCCCACGGAAAGATCAGGCTGAAAAGCGGGCACTGCGTGGTGTTGGGTTCATCTCAGGGTGAAGTTTTGTGGTTTTGATGTTGCAACAGCCTAAGACAGCGATCAGGAGGATTTTGTGGACAAGAAAGATGATAGACTCGTGTTGACAAAGATTGATGCAGCCAGGAGGCAGCTTCAGACTGCGATCGAGCTGTTTGTAGTTGGAAACGACCCCGTGTCGATCCATACGTTGGCGATGGCATCAAACGAAATTCTGAATACTCTGTGCGAGAAAAACGGTAAGAAAACGTTTTTGATGGGTTCAATCCGGGAGCTTGCTGTTGATGCTGACGCCGTTAAGGTGCTCATCAAACATCTTACTCAGGCCAGGAATTATTTTAAGCATGCTGATCGGGATGCTGATAAGGAGATGAAATTTGCTGCAGAACTGAACGACATTATCATATTTGATAGCGTTCAGAGTTATCAGGCGCTGACAGGCGAACCTCACATGATTTTTGGAGTGTTTCGGATGTGGTTCATGATTGAATATAGTAGGTTTTTTGATTTTTCTAAATCGAAGGAATTGTTCCAGATACATTCTGGGGTAGTGGAGAATTTTTCTAAATTGCCGAGAAATTTGTTTTTTAAAGAGGCTTTGGCGGTAATAACAGAAGCGAGAGTGTGGAAGTCCTAGTGGTGTATTTCATTGAGCGGCTGGATCTACGTGGCGCTCGTCTGGAGAAGAAGGGCCTTCGGCGAATATCTCCGCTAATTCTTGTAATCTGGTAATTTCGTCACCAGATAGGTTCTCTCTCCTCGAAAGTGATCGATATTCATATCGAGCAATTGTAGATTGCTTGTCCTGGAGTAAAATTGCAAGTTCTCTGGCAATCTCGCTGTGGAGTGCGATGGTGGGAATTATGGGGCCTGGCGACATCAGGGCGATTTTATCTTCTGGGAATGCTGCAAACCCCAGTATTTTTTTTCCGATAGCTTTTTCATAGAGCGTTACTGCAGTGATAAATCGCTGAAAGAAAGTATTAACAGTGCGGAGCGTAAGCTCTAATTCGTGGTATGGTTCGTATGATGAGTAATAGTATTTGTCTGATTCTTTTTCTTTTTCTTCACAGTCATGTAGTTCCTGTTCAAGTTGGTCCTTGAGTCGGTGTAATTTAAGACCATCGTCTGATATGATTTTCAATTCTATCTCAAATTGTTTCATTATTTGCTCGGCCTTTTCCATGGCAGAATATTGCTTCATATCTTTCCATTCTTTCGTTTGTTGCTCAATGGCTTCACGCTGGAGCTTGAGTTCCTCTCGTTGCATGCTGAGTTCTTCGCTTTGCTGCCTGTATGCTGCAACAAACCACAGAATAGCAAGAGGACTGAACACGCCAGCGAGGAATCCTCCCAGCTGGTCGAGTCGCTCGATGTCAAGCAGAACCAAGAGTATGGTGGCAAATAAAGTGACGATGCCAGTCGCAAAGTACCACCATTTGTTTCGGAAGTTATCTGGAATCATCCAGTAAACAAAAGCGGCCACTCCAAGAATGCAGAAGCCAATGAATGTCAGAAACATTACTGCTTCGGCTGGTGCGACTTTTGAGGAAATATGCTCGAATATAGTCAATGATTTGTCTGGCATGATGTACTCATAGGTGCTGGATTGATTATCAATTAGTGCCTCTCAATCAACCCCGCATCCTCATTCTTGGGCGAATTCACCCTGGTGCTCACGCGGTACACCTGCATGTCCGGCCAGGGGCGGCTGGCCAGGATGTCCGCCAGCTGGGCGGGGTCGCCCAGCTTCGGATCCAGCCAGCGGGCATCGTCCTGCGGTGCGACAATCACGGGCATGCGGTCGTGCAGCGGCGAGACCAGCTCGTTGGCCTGGCAGGTGATGATGGCCATGCTCTCGATGATCTCTCCCTCCGGGCTCTCGTAGTGCCCCCAGATCCCGGCCAGGGCCAGGACGTCCTCCGGCGTGCGTGACGTGATGAACCAGGGCTGGCGGTGGCCGTTCTCCTCGTGCCATTCGTAGAATCCCTGGGCCGGGATCAGGCAGCGCCTGCGCCGCATGGCGGCCTTGAAGGACGGCTTCTCCGCCACGGTCTCCGCGCGGGCGTTGATCATCTTGTATCCGATGGATGTGTCCTTGGCCCAGGAGGGGATCAGCCCCCACTTCAAAAGGCGCATCTCCCTGCGCTCGGGAGTCTGGACAACCGCTTCCACCAGCTGGCCGGGCGCGATGTTGAAGCGGGCCGGGGCCTGCGGCACCTCTGCCAGCTCGAAGCGCTCCAGCAGGCGCTTACGCGGTATGGCCAGCGCGAATCGTCCGCACATCGAACACCTCCCCCGAGTCCATCATGTCTGCCAGCCATTCGATTGTCCCGATTGAGCATTGACCGGGCGAACGGACAGTACATTGGTGGAGATAGCATTACTCATGAGGACTCATCACTGAAGGCTGCCTGAATCCTCGCCACAACTGCCTCGAAGTCCAGGCGCAGTTCGTGCTCCCAGATACGGATCACCTGCCAGCCTTGTGCCTCAAGCTGATCATTAACCAGGGCGTCACGGGCGACGTTGCGGCTGATTTTGGCAACCCAGAACTCCTGATTCGTCCTGGGTTGCCGGTAATGAACAGGGCAGCGATGCCAGAAGCAGCCATCGACAAAGATAGCCACGCGATGTGAGGCGAACACGATGTCCGGTTTGCCTGGAAGGCCGTGTCCTATGCGGTAGCGGTGCCCAAGGCTCCAGAGTTTTTTCCGCAGCTTCACTTCCGGCTTGGTGTTCTTCCCTTTGATGGCGGCCATGCAACGACGGCGTTGTTCTTCGGAGAGAACATCTGTCCGTCCGGTGCCATCAGTCAAAATCAGTCCTCTTCATCCTCAGGCAGGCGGATTTCGATTTCCGGCCCAAACGGGAGCACTCCAGGCGAGATGGAAACGCCGTCCGGGGTGACGCCTTTCGGCAGCGCGGAAAGCGTGCTGATCAGAGATGCGGCAAAACCGTTTAGGTTCTGTGCGATCCGCAGCTTTGCAGCCCCATCTTCCAGGGCGTACACACGGTAGAGGTCATATCTCCGGCCTTCCATCGCCATTTCCAGGAGTTCAGCCATGGAGACGTGAAGCGGCCTTTCAAACGGGCCGGAGGTGGATTTGACGTCGAGCCGGATCTCGTTGCCGGAAGCGTCCACGATGGTGAAATCATAGGGAGCCACGGCGTTCGTGTCCGAGATCCAGGCGTGGTTCCGGATCGCGCCGGTACGTGTCTGCCAGGAGAACCAGGAATTGATCAGGTCTTCGCCATTTCTGCCAACGGTCTCCGCATTGAGCCGGGCACGCTGCAGGGCTTCCTGATTCATAGCGGTGCCGGAGCGGCGTTTGAAAAGCCGTTCCGTCCCCTCAACACCTCCCAGCGCGGCATCCTCGATTGCCTCCTCCAGCGCGAACTCAAGAGCCGGATGCGTCTCAGCAAGTTCTGCAGCATTGATGAGGCTTTCAAGTTCGGAAGAGGACAAAGGTATCATCTTCCGTGGGCCAAGGTGATTGTTCAAAACATGATGGAGCGCAGTATCTTCCGGATCTCCGGCTGCGACAAACAGAAGACGTGCTGAGGTAGGGACAACATCGCCCGAGAAATCGAAGATAACAAAGTCACCGGCTGCCAGAGGATGGAATCTGTCCTCGGTGACAGCCGTCGGTACGATCTCCCCGTTCAGTCTCCAGTTCTTGTAACTGCCGCCCTTGATGATTTTGCGCTGAAGGCGCAAAGGACCGTGCAAACCGGGTCCCAGCAGCACCAGGTCCATGCCGAGGTATCCCGCCCGGCCTTCCTTCGTATCCTGCAGGGACTTATAGAGCACATCAACAAAAACATCCCTGTTCAGGTTGATCGACTTCTGGTGGCCAGCCTGCAGAGTCTCATGCTGGTGTTGGAAAAACGTCAGATCCGAACGGGTGAGTCTCTTCAGGGCGATTTTTCCAGACACATCAGCCTCGCAGGGTTTTGAGAATGACTTCCGCCAGGGCCTTGGCCATGAGCGGGGGAACGGCGTTTCCAATCTGTCTGAAACCGGGATTCATGGGGCCGATGAAAATGAAGCCATCTGGAAAGGACTGCAGTCTGGCTGCCTCGCGGACAGAGATGGTCCTGGCCTGCCTGCTGTCGTAGTGGATGTGGGAGTAGCTGTCCTTTCCGAGGTGGGCCATCAGCGTCCTGGCGGGCTGGTCCGCCTCCATCTTGCGCCACTTGTTGGGGAATTTACCAGGATCGTAAGGAGGGACCGTGGCATCCCAAAGTTGCTGGTATTCCCTGGTGCCCCTGGCTGGTGCTTTCCCCTTTGCCTGCAACGCCGCGAGCTTCTCGTTGAAGAGCTCCACAGCGGCCCGGAATGCCTCCGGGTACTGATCGCCTGGGCGCATGCGGGCAAAGATGGCATAGTCCCTGGGGAGGAAGCGGATGACGTGGTCGTAAATCCCTTCGGCGTTTTCAAAACCCGGCCAGGACCGCATGAGTCTGCCATAATCCGTTATCTGGCGGTTTTCATCATATGGACAGAGCCTGTCGAAACGGCGGGGACCCTTCTTCAGCTTCCCTTTGAGATGGTCCGTGATTGGGGGCAGATCCCGAAGTGCATCCTTAGCCGTGACAGCCGGGAGCAGGGTGGATTTGCCTTCAGGAGTGGGGAGAAAACGCGAAGTGTCTTCTGGGAGGCGTTTCCGTCCGTTTTCAGGAAGATACTTCAAAGCGACCTGCCGTGATCCCTCGTAGCCCTTGGGGAGAACATGCCGGTGTGTCGGCTCGGGAAAGACAACCTCTTCAGAGACTCCGGCGGCATACCCGATCAGAAAGGCCCTTTCCCGCATCTCAGGCACGCCGTAGTGCACCGAATTGAGCAGGGTATACCGGCAGGTGTACCCCAGATCCTCCAGGACTTCGCATATTTCCTCATAAATGTTGTGCCCGCCATGGTTGAGGACGTCCGGCACATTCTCCACAAGGATCGCCACGGGCTTGAGCTGCTTGATGAACTCCAGGTAGCGCAAATACAGGTCGCTGCGAGGATCCTTGATGAAGGCATGAGGGTGTTCGGCCACCTCGCGCAGCTTGGCCCTGCCCACGCGGGCGAAAGCCTGGCAGGGAGGACCGCCGACAATGACATCTATGGCCTCCTCAGGTTCGGGAAAGCCCATTTCGAGCATGAAGGGATGAGGCTCTGTCCTGACGATGTCCCGGCTCTGGGCGTGGCGGATCTTCTCGTCGGCATCGAGGTGAGGATAAAAGTTCAGGGCATGGGAGGCGGCTGCGACCGGGTCAAGTTCAATGGCGGCGCAGAGATCAAACCCTGCGGACTTGAAACCCAGCGAGATGCCGCCACACCCGGCGAAGAGATCCAGGACTCGAGGTGATGCGCCGCTCCGCAGCCGGTCAATTTTTCTTGTGATTTCAGGATGCATTCAGACGTCTCCGGTGACACAGCGCAGGGGATGGCCGCTGGTCGATTGCCGGAGGTCAGATAGCATCAGGGCAAGCGGGAGTCAAAAAGTGGAAAATGAAAATTACGCATACAGAGTAATGCCGTAGTGTATTTCATTGCTGATCATAAAAATAGCTAAAGCTTGCTAATAGTTCTTATTAATGAGCGCATTTTTTTGTCAGGATCAAAATTCGTTAGAAGGTGTTTCACGCTGCCCATAAATTCCTTTGAAATTGAAAAGAGTTTGTCATCTTTTTCAAGAACTCCTTCGCCAACAAGGACTTTGAACAGTTTGTCAATTGAAAATTTAAGATTTAAATGACAATTGCGACTAATATAATTAATGGTTCTTTTGTTGAATGTGTTAGAAGTGTAAAATGATTTAAAAAGTCTTTTAAAATTGTTTTCTACAATAACAATTGATTCGAGTTCGTTTAATTCGTGAAGTTTGGTTGCAAATTTTAAGCTGTCAGATATTTTGCAACTTTCGTCAAAGATGTTAAGCGCAATTTTAAAGCTTGTCTCAATGTTGTCGCAAGAAATGTTGCAGTAGTAAAATACGGTTTGGTCTTGTGGAAAGATGCTTCTGGCGAATGCTCCGTAGTCAAAGAAAGCACTGTCAAAAATTTTGACTTCTGAAAAATCTAAAGGATAAAATTCACCATATATGAAAATATACTTGAGAGAATCATTGTAAATATACTTTATAAGTTCTGTTCGCTCCTGCTTGGTTGCTTTGGGGTGAAGTTTGAACAGTAAATGTAATGATGCAGATATAGATTTCTGCATTGTATTTGCGGCTGAATGGTTCTTGGTGGAGGAAGAGTAGAATTTAGTTAATTCAGTGACTAGCCATTTGATGTGGTCAATATAGTTCGTGTCGTCATATTCACAGATAGAAACTAGTTCGTTGCAAGTTGGTCCTTTCCCGTCATAAAACTCTGGAAGTACTTTTAAAAATGCATTGACTTCGAAATTATGGTTTATGAGTTGTTGACGAATGTATCTTGCCTTAATGAATGGAATGAGAAAGTCGTATTTTACGGTAACATATGAGTCAGTTGCATCAGTTTTGAATAGTGGATTTACATATAATGGTACTTGTGACTCCGAACTTAGCTCATTTGAACTGTTTAACAGGATGCGGATATATTCATCAAACTCTGATTTAGAGATGTTTCCGTTTCCCTTTATGCAAATTTCAACAAATATTTCGAATAGTTGGTCAATGCTGTATTCTATGTGCTGCTTTCCAAGCTCACGCTTCAATATCTTTTCGACAAGTTTGTCTATGGGCATATCAACGAGGTAAGCGCAGTGGACAGGAAGGCGACTATCGATGTCGTCGTCGCTCTCAAGAATATCACAAATCAATGATAGGAACAGTGGGTTAAAACTGTCTCCAGACCTAAATGTGTCAATGTACTTTAAGGCTGTTATTGATTTTTCATTCCCAATGCGAGCCTGGGAGTATTTTACGGCGGATACTCTGTCGAACCCCTTTAGACACAGTATCTCGACTTCATTTTCCTCAAAGTATCTTTGAAGATGATACAGCCGCGACGTTACAATCACATTGCAGTTGTTGTAAGACTTGTTGAGTTCAATTATAGAGTTTAGAAATGATTCAAGAGAAAATCTCTCTTTCAGTACAGATTCAATCTCGTCTAGCCCATCAATAATCAAGGCAATGTTGCCGCAGCTTAAGTTGAGTTCAAGGCCAACTGGGTCAAGATGTCTTTTTAGGTCAGTACTTACTTCTTGACAGTACAGCTCGTATAAATCTGTCACAGATTTGACTTCAAAGTCTGTGTCGACAGAATGTAAGTCGGTTGAAGATATGAAGATAGCTTTTCTATTAGCTAGTTGGTTGACCTTGTGAACGAGCATTTCTACGAGCGTGCTTTTCCCAGATCCACCATCACCAAGTATGACTGTTACAGGGTTGTGCTTATCATCGAAGCTATTTACTTTGATTGTGTTTAATATGTGGTTTGCTGAGCTGCGAAGTTTGTTAACATGTTTGCCGTGCTTGTCGTATAGCTTTTGATCAATGTAAAGAGATGGTTCGAGAATCTGGTTGTTAAGTTGTTCAGGAGGATTTCCATTAAAGCAGTTTTTCCAGATGAATTCGTCTACAAAATAGTAGTCTTTGGATAGCGTTTTAATGCTATCGATTTCGTCTAAAGCGTTCCGTATGTTGTCAATTCTGAAGTTCTCATTTTTCGTTGTTTCGTGTACTATTCTGGGTGAGCAGACTGTTAAACCTATGTCTGGCATTTTGCAGTTGTTCATAAAATGTCTGACGGAGGCTGAAATTGATATGTTTCCGCCAAATAGAATGTAGCCACATGTTTTGTCCATAAACACTTCTACGGGTATGTATTCGTAGTGAATTCTTTTTGACGAGTCTGTGAATCTAATTTGATTGGTTGGAATTATGTTTTTGTGTTTTAAGCTCACAATCCTAAAGCTCATGAGTTTGTCATAGCCAGAGGGTCGGTGTGCTATGATGCCACTGTCTTCTGGTAAGCATTGAATGTGTTTGGTGTCAATAAGTTCTGATGGATGTATGCCAAGGTCAGTAAACACGTGCTCATTTTCAAAGATTGTTCTGCAATAATCAGCGGCGTTGTTTGATGCAATAATTTGATATTTATCGTTCTTTTTGCCATCTGCCCAATCACATATTGATTTAACAAGAATCCATGGGGTGTTTAATCTTGCGCATGTGGATGCTAATCCCGCCCCTTCCATTTCACCACCTTTGGCGTATGGATATGTTCTGAATAGTTCTTCTTTGTAGTTTTTGGCATCGATGAGCTTTTCTCCCGATACAAGTTGACATTTATAGTAATTGTAAGGTTTTACTAACTTTGAATTTCCAAATCTGTCGAACAAAATATCTGATGGTGTGAGAATGTGTCCGCGAGGCGCATGTGTCTCTCCAATCCTTGCTGGTTCGTAAGATGCAATGGATTCAGATATCATCACGTCGCCAATTTTCTGTGTGGTCTTGTTTCTGCCGAAGGCAATCCCAATCATTATTACCGAACGAGGCTCCCAGTCTCGTACGGCATCGATAACGACATGGCTAACAGAGCCTTGCTGGAGAGCACCCATTCTAGCCGTTTGAACACTAACTACAGAATACTTGCCCAATATGCCACAATAGTACGTGTTTGCTCCGTGATATGTTTTTAGTAGCTTGTTGTATCCAAGTAAAGGGCTCATGCTTTTGTGTAGCGCAATTGTTTCAATATCTGTTGCTGTGATTATAAGAATAGAATTGTCAGAATATGTATGCAACAATTCGTCAAATGAGCATTCTGCGTACATTGATATCTCTTCTGTAGGGGATTGTTAATGTCTTGCTGATGCAACCAGTCGAAAGTGTCTGGTGTTTATCACAAGATATGATTGAATTGCTTGTTTTTTTTCGTTCGCAGCAAACACGGTCACTGCCACATCGTGGCATCGGTCCCCAACCGGGCTCGGGGTGGCTCCAACTGCTGCCAACACCGCCCGGCGAATATCTTCGTCCGAGGCACCTGCCTCACGCATAACCAAAGCCATTGTCTCCACTCTCAGGACGACTGGAGTCTGAAGTTTTAAGCGATCATATCAGCCCCTGGCGTTTTTGCTCGGCTTAAGGCTTCGCCATTCTGATACGACTTAGTAATTCGCGTTTGCGAGCGAAAGAAACCATAGTCAGCGAATTCTTGCTTCGTTCGTAGCAAAGCGAATGATGAGTTCACCAGCATTTGACACGTCTTGCCGAGTTGCTTTTACACGTAACCGAAATGAGTTCCGTACGCAAACTCATTTTCCTACAGCACCGAACCAAATGCCCATGCCTTTCCCCATCGAGTACCAATACCGCACTCCACCTCGCTCGATTTCTCCGGTGTCCTTCATCTTCTCCTGCATCAGGCCCATGTCCTTCAGCACCTGGCCGCGCTGTTCCGGCGTCAGCCCTGGCGAGAGCGTCTGCACGATGGTCACCCAGGAGAGCATCATCTCGGCGGTGTCCAGGGCGTTGATCTTCTCGCCGCCGGAGATCATGGTCACGTCGGTCATGTTCCCGGTCTTGTCGGATGAGATCACCAACCGGGAGTGTTTGCCGATAGCAGCCTGGACGGACGATCCCGCATCGCCCGATTCTTCTGTGTCTTTCAGCTTGGTCAGCTTCAGCGTGCCTTTCTTGGGCGTGTTGGCATTGGCGTTGAACGTCTTGATGAAGGCGTCCACAGTCATGGGGAAGGCAGCTTTAGGTTTCGGAGCTGCGGGCGGCGCTGCCTGAGTTGACGTCTGGCTGGCCTGTGTAGACGCTTGCCCAGACTGGCTGGCCTGGGTGACGGCGGGTTTTGCCGTCGCCGCTTTCTCCGGCGCTCCAGAATCCCCGAACATGTTCCACGCACCGAACCCGACCACGAGCAGCACCAGAAGAATCACCGCGCCCTTTTTCGCGTCAGCCTGCTCTTTGAAAGCTTTCTGGCGCTGGGCATCATCCGGTGGATGGCCGCATTTCGGGCACGCATCGGCGTCAGCGGACATCTTCTTCTTGCAGGCCGGGCAGGGGATGAGCGTGGGCATGGGTACTCCTTTGGTCATGCTGTCGCGTCGTTCATCAGCCGTTTCAGGCAATCCTTGGCTTCGGTGATCTGGCGCTCGATGCGCCGTTTCTCTCTCCAGTTCTTCAAGCCAAGCCGCAGTCGCGCGTAGAGTCCTGGAGGTTAAGCTGGTCGTATTTGAATCCATTCTGATTATCGTAGCGCACCGGAAACATTCACTGCTGGCTTGCTCTGTTTGAAAGTGTCCCAAATATGTTTTGTCTGCGCATGTGCGCGTTTCCTACTGCAATATGTGTTCTACGTAGTCTTCGCAGCAGGGTTTTTCCCTGCCGCACCATCCCGGACGGCAGCGAGGGACACAACGGCCATCCGGGTTACTTGGGGTCGTAAGGTTTTTCCGGCTCGTGGACAGAATAGATCGGTCTTGGTTCGTTGGCCTGCGGCGTCAGGGCCTTCATGGAGGCCATGATGGCCTCGCGGATGTCCTCGTCGTCTGCGCCGTGGCGGCTCATGAGCGCGGCGATCTTTTCGGCGCGTGCGACAACAGGATCTTCGACAGGCGTGGCCGCCTGAGTCGCAACCGGTTCACCGGCTACTTGGGCTTCACCCCTGAACATCGGGCCTTCGCCGATCAGCAGCCAGTTGGCGTTGACGTTGAGTTCAGCAGTCCAGCGAGCTAGGGCATCAAAACGGGGCGAGGCAAGGCCGTTCTTGTAGCTGGAAAACGTCTTCTTTCCGACGTTTCCTATTGTTGCCAACTCCTGCTCTTTGATTCCGAGAGCCTTGGCAAGCTTGCTGAGTCGGTCGCCCAAGTCGTTCAAAAAAGCGCTCCGGTCTTAAAAAGTGTTTGACCAGTCTAAAAAATTTCCATAATGCTGCACTCAATGTGTCTGATTGAGTCAATTTTTCAGACTAACCAAACTCGGCGGGGATGGGTGGCGGCTATACGCATATCCCCGCATTCACCATGAGGTGAGCCATGAAATCTAGTTATGCGGAAAACCTAACCGAATTATCCCGTGAAGAAAAGCTCCAGATTTTCCTGGGGCGTTCCGGCCTCACCTTTAAGGCCATCGGCGAGAAGCTGGACATGACCGGCACCGCAGCCGCCAAGCTCTGCCGGGGCGAAACCATGCCCACGCGCCGCCACGCCGAGCTTCTCACCCTGGGCATCCCTGCCGAGCTCCTCCCCAAGCCGGAAGACATCAAGCCCGGCCCCAAACCGCGCCGGGTCGCGCCCATCGCAGCAGCACCGGCGACGGCCTGAGCGGCCTTTCGCCCACAAGTAACGATTCGACGCGCCCTCTACCACGCTAAGCCGGCACGAGGTTTTGCATGAAGCCGTACCCTCCGCTTTCCCCCATTCTTCACAGATTGGCCGTGCGCGCGCCCTCGGGCATATCCGCCCAGAGCATCGCCGATCTCCTGGACTGGAAGTACGCCACCATGATGAGCGAACTCTCCGGCCAGCCCGGCCACAAACTTGGCGCTGACCGCCTCCTGCCCCTCATGGACGTGACCGGCTCCGACGCGCCCATGCACTTCCTGGCCAGGGAGCGGGGCGGGGTGTTCATCAAGCTGCCGCCCACGGGCGACGGCCTTGGCCCGGTGCAGCAGCAGTGCCTTGTGGCCGTTCGGGAGTTCGGCGAGCTGGTCGGAGACACCGCCGCCGCCCTGGAGGACGGCACCATCAGCCCGAAGGAACGCATCAAGATCCTGCGGGATGGGCATGAGGCGGTCACGGCCATCATGGGCCTTCTCAAACTGGTGGAAGGGTAGGGCGATGGGAACGTCAACCGTAACGCACCGCGACTGCGCCGGGCAGGCCCAGCTGGTGCGAGACCTCAAGCGGAACCTGGACAGGGAGATGAAGCAGGATTTGGGGCCGGAGCGCGTGGTCAAAGCGCGCAGGCTGGCCGTGAACCTCTCCCGCGAGTTGAAGGCTTTGGAAACCATGTGCGCCCGGTGTCGGGTGTGAGGAGTGCGAGCATGGAACTGATCACCATCGAGCCAGCGGCAAATGGCGTCATCCTCTCCGCAGGTGAGCGGAGGAAAGTGTTTATCCTGGAGCCTGGAACCAAGAGCAGGGCGGTCCACGATCTGCTCAAGGAAATCGCCTCGAGGATGGGCGGCGGCCTGGAGGTGAACGTCCAGGTGTCCGATCCCGGCGGGCTGGAGGGGGCGGTGTCCACGAAGATCCCCAAGCTCAAGCTCAAGGAGACCGAAGTGGCGCAGGAGTACGGCGTGCCGGTCAAGACGCTCCAGAGCTGGAGGCGTCAGGGCCTGGGGCCGGAGTACTCAAAGGTCGGTTCCAGCGTCTACTACGACCGGTTTGCCCTGGATGAGTTCTTCCGGCGGCATCGCGTGGTCACGACGGGTGAGGTTTAGCCATCATGTTCATCCGGTCCGCTCAAAACGTCGTCGATGATGCGCAGCTTGTCCCGCTGATGGCCGGGGATGAGGTGGGCGTAGCGCAGGGTCATCTCAATGCGTTCGTGCCGCATGAGCTCCATCAGCTCCTGCAGGGTGACCTTCCCCGATTGTGCCAGCCAGGATGCGAACGTGTGCCGCAGAGTGTGGAAGATCACTTTGCGGCGCGGGTCCGTAACTCCGTCGTTCAGGCCGAGGCCGCTGGCTGCGCGGCTGAAGGTCTCGCTGATGCCCCAGCGCAAGGGACCGCCCGTGCGGGATTGGAAAACGTGCTCCGCCGGTGCGCGTCCGTAGGCTCGGAGCATCGCAATGATCGAGGCCGGAGCGTGCACGTGCTGTATGGCTCCTCCCTTGGCCTTGAAGTGGATGAGCTGCGCGGCCTCGTCTATCCCTTGCCCCTGGATGTTGAATATCTCGGTGGCGCGCATGCCGGTCTTGAGCGAGAGCAGGGCCATGTCGTGCAGCTGGGGGACGCGCCGCTTGAGTTCCTCCAGGAGCCTGGTTGCCTCTTCGCGCGTCAGGAAGCGCACGGCGGCGTTCTCTGCCTTGGGGAGCTGGAATGTGCCGCCGCGTCGCACCGCGAACGGGTTGGCCAACTGGAGCCTGGCTGCGTCGATGGCGTGGTTCACGGCACGGCGCAGGAAGCCGAAACAGTGCCGGATGCTCTGGTCGCCAAGCGTCGTCCCGAGGCGCTTCTTCAGGTCGGTAAGGATCTGGGGTGTGACGGAGGCGATGGGAAGCGCATGGAGGGTGGAGCGCAGATGGATGTCGTACCTGTTTCTGTCAGGCCCGGTGCGCTTGCCTTCGGCCTCTGCCCAGCGCAGGTAGGCATCAACGGCTTCGCCAACGGTGAACGTGCGGATCTGGGCGGGGTTTTTCCCGGCGGCGACTTCCTCGAGCAGCTTTCGCCGCACCTGGCTGGCGAAAGGAGCCCGGATGCCGGTGGAGTGCCTGCCAACCGTGTGCCAGCAGAGCTTGCCGGTGGCGTCGCGGTAGCAGACCGTGTAGGTGCGGTCTGGCGTTGCTCCGGGCTTCCTGGCGGTCGATTCCCGGTAAAACACTCCCTCGTACTTTGTCTTGAAGTGCTTCCTGCTGCTCATGGCTCGCAAGTAGCGCACAGCGCCGTTTCTGACAACGACGTTAGCCATTCGTTAGCCAGAGATAGGAAAAGGGGTTGCGACTTTTGGTCACAACCCCTTGAATTCCTTGTGGTGGGCAGTACAGGATTCGAACCTGTGGCCTTTGGCTCCGGAGGC